ACCGACAGAGGAAATCCAAGAGCTGAAGAAGCAGAATCAGGATTTGAGGAGTGTTGTTGATACTCTGCTTCTTGAGAGTTTAGGAGGTGTGTAATGTATGAAACACTTTTGAGACTTGCGACTGAGGGAGTTCTTAGCAAGGCTTTACTAGATAGAGCCGTTGCAAAGAAGTGGATCAGCAAGGAACAGGAAAATGAAATTCTGCGTATTGTTGCAGGGAAAGGAGCAGAAAATGGATGATAGATTTTAACTATTTTTTCAGTATTGTTGATTTTGGAGTCATTATCCAATCGCTAGGATGGCTTTTTCTTGGGACAATTACCCTAATTGAAAAGTTCGCTCCAAAAGATAAGAAACCATGGACGGCGATTCTTACCTTTATCGGGAAAATCCTTACCAGAGAATTTGCAGAATCTCAGAAAGCCTTAATGGACAAAGTAGAGGCTTTAAGTTTAAAAGTCGAAAAAGTTGCCGAGTCTGTCGAGGAGACAAGAGCTATAGCCGCAAGGGTAAGGATTCTTAGCTTTGGTGATGAGTTGTTAGAGGGTAGACTTCATAGCAAAGACACTTTCGACCAGGCACTACTTGACATAGATAATTACGAGCGATACTGCAAAAGTCACGAAAATTTTAAAAATCACATTACGGAGGAAACAGTCGCTTTTATTCAAGAGAAGTATAGAGAGCGCCTCCGTAAAAATCAATTTACAAGATAGCAATATACTTTTACTAATCTGATAACCCGTTTTACGATTCAGTAAAATATTCCTTGACATACGTCTAAATAACACGTATTATTGATTCTGTAAGGAGGATGACATGTCAAAGAATATACCTTACAGAGAAGTAGCTAAGACATTGAAAAAGAATGGTTGGGTTTTAGACCATACTACCGGCTCTCATGAAATCTATTACAAAGATGGGAAAATGTGTCCTGTCAAATGTGACAAGAAGGTAATGAAGAACGGAACATTGTCGAGTATCGAAAGGATAACGGGGCTGAAGTTTTAGCCCCGGCTACTGCTAAAGGAGGGCGTATATGCAAAAGGTTTTCTACCCTTGTGAGATCTCGCAAGATGATGAGGGTTATCAGGTGCAGTTTACCGACTTTCCGGAAGGGTTCACCGATGGTGATAGTCTGGAAGAGGCAATTACAAATGCAAGAGATTTACTAGGAGCGTTACTTTTTTCCTATTTAAAGCATGGGAAGGACTTGCCTAGCGCCACGGTTCCGGAGGATTCTTCGAAGAATGTTTATTTTATTGAAGCTTGGCCGGACTTAATTAGGGATAAGGTTAGTAATCAAGCCGTGAAGAAGACACTAACCATTCCGAAGTGGCTAAATGACATAGCGGAAGAGCGGAATGTGAATTTCTCCGCTGTGCTGCAAAGAGGCATAAAAGAATATTGTGGCTTATAGGAGTCGCTCCTAAAGGTATCAAGATAGCGTAGGGTTTGTCCCCACGCTATTTTTATTTTTATAAATAAGAAAGAGAGGAAAACAAAATGGATTTTGGAATCACAAGCGTAGTAGCAATCACAGTTATCACTTACCTTATCGGTATGGGATGCAAAGCATGGGAAAAACTGGATAACAAGTTTATCCCGGTTATTTGCGGACTTGTTGGAGCAGTCCTTGGCGTAGTCGGCCTTCATACTATGGCAGACTTTCCTGCAAAGGATATTTTGAGTGCCGTGGCCGTGGGGATTGTATCCGGGCTAGCCTCTACAGGCGCAAATCAGATTGGGAAACAGCTTTCCGGCAAATAATTATATTAAAGAAGCAAAACAAGTTTGCATGGGCAAGCCTGTTTTCCAATGATTTACAGAACATAAACATTTCATTTAAAGAAAGAGAGGAAAGAAACATGAGAAAGAATGGACCTATGGAGAGATACCCCGGTATTGATGAGGATGCAAGAAACCACATTGTTCCCGGAAGCAACACTATTGATAACAGCCCTCGCCCAAAAGGAGTAAAGAGAGGACAGGGAGAGGATGATGCAGCTCACGGACCAGGAGTAACGCCGAATCCGGATAGCTACACGGGTCCCGGAATTGGACTTAAGAAGTAAAAACCTTGGGGAGACATAGTTCTCCCCTTTTTTTGTACCGTAAATCATATTAAATAGGAAGGAAATACTTATGAATCCATATCAAAGAGGACAGAGAGCCTTATGCGGTGACTACTTCAAATTTACACCTGATGGAGCAGGACGCTTTAAAAGAGCAGGGCGCTGGCATAAGCAACCGCAGAAGGGGGATGTTATCTTCTATTTCAGTGAGGCGCTAGGAAGAATCGGACACACAGGAGTAGTAGACGAAGTGCCATTGCCCGATTTAGCTGCGGTTGAAGGGAACACATCCGGAGCAGACAAGGATAGAAACGGTGGAGAGTGCCGGAGAAAAATCTATAGGAATTTTAAAGTGGGGGATAGGTCTTGGCCTTGTGGCTTTGGCAGGCCTATATTTGATGACGAGACTTGCTCTGTAGAAGAGTTCTTAGAAGTGGTTAGAGGGGAAATCGGCTACGAGGAAAAGGCTACCCCTCGAAATTTAGAGGACAAGCACGCCAACAGAGGAAAGAATAACTATACTAAGTATGGCGTCTGGTATAATCATGGGAAGATTATCTCTGAGCCGTGGTGCGGTGAACTGGTAAGCTGGTGTTTCTATCAGGCTTGCAAACTCCATCAAGAAAGAAAAGCTTCCGTAGTGCAGCAGGAGCCACAGAAAGAGGGCTGGATTCGGCAGAATGATAAATGGCTGTACTACAAGGATAACGCGCCTGTATGCGGCAAATTTGAGTATATTAATGGCCGCTGGTATGTGTTCGATAATAGCGGATTTATGATCAAAGGCTGGTTCAAGTCTGAGGAAGGCTGGTACTACTTAGGCGAAGACGGAGGTATGCTTTCTTCTCAGTGGCTCCAGGATAAAGGCAAGTGGTACTATCTAACTAAGTCCGGCTTAATGGCAACTAATGCGAAGGTTAGAAAAGCGAAGGGTGACGGCTATGACTTTGTAGGTGCAGATGGCGCCTATGACACCTTTAAATCCCTGTTTACTAACCGGATGGAAGGCGTTGAGATTGTAGAGTGATGGTCGTGACCAATTCATGACCAAATTTATCCGAAAAACAGGTAAAATGGCTTCCTTTTTCGGTGCATAGAGATTACTAAAAAGTAATAAAAAGCAAGAAAAAAGCTAGGTTTTATGCCGTTATTCGCATAAATCCTAGCTTTTTATCTTAGCGACGAGGATGGGACTTGAACCCACTCGAAATATGCTGTAGAATCGCATAAAATCTATATTCTTTAAAGTTTCATGACCAATTCATGACCAAATTTATCCAAATCAGTCCTTATTTACCACTTCTTTTGTCATGTGATCTAAGAACATTTTTGATTCTTCATGCAGGTCTTCCTGCAAAGCTTTTCGATAAATCCCCTTCATAATATAGTCGCTTTTCCAGCCTCCAAGCTTCAGAATGATAGAATCATGAATGCCTAGAGCATGTGCTTTACTGGCAAAGAAAGACCTTAAGCGGTGGATTCCAAAGTGAGGCAAGCCTATCCTCTTTTCTACTATTCTCATATTGTCGTACATTTTCCCCAGGAATCCCTCATAGATACAGCCCTGCTCTCTTATCCTGTCTGCAAGCTCCTTTGGCAGCGGAATCTTTCTATTGCTCCGTTCGGTTTTCGTGAAGTTCTGAACTACCCACTTATTATCGCTACCTTGTACCTTAGCCTTGCTTACGGTGAGGATGTTGTCCTCAGACAGGTCTTTTATCGTTAATGCGCCTATCTCTGATCTACGAAGTCCAAGGGAGGCAAGATAGAGCGGTACCCAGTATTTCTTTAAAGTGGGAGAGTCATCAAGGTAGGCGAAGAGCCTGCTTACTTCTTCATCGCCTGGCGTGTATATGTCTTTCTGGACTTTACGAGGCAGCTTCGTCCGGATGACAAACTCCGGCCTAAACTCATGCATTACGGAGACGATGAGTCCGTGCCGATTGTATATCGTCTTAGGGCTTACAGGACGCTTAGGGCTTTCAGGACGCTTAGGGCTTACGGGACGCTCAGAACGCACCATATCGTTCACTAAAGCGGTCAAAGTATATTGGGTGATATCTTTTAGGGGTAGAGAGGTAAAGTGGCTAGGAATTGATTTTAGTGTTGCTCTGTAGCCTCTTATGGTAGAAGCGGAGAGGACATTCTCTTTAGCCTTGATATACTTTTCTGCGTAGTCTAAAAAAGTTCCCTTTAGAGACGCTCCGGGAACTTCATTCAGCAATTCATTTGTGGCCAGCAGAACGTCCCTCTGCGTAGGTGGCTCGTCAAAGAGCAAGCTCTGCCGTTTTCCGTTTATCATTTTTCTAATTCGATACTTCCCGGAAGGAAGTTGATCTACGCCTTTAGGGAGTTTATTCATATCTGCCTCCTATACTAAGCCTGTAATCTTTCCAGTAAAGCTTCTTGCAGTACCTGAGAGAAGTTGACTCCAAGCTCTAAAGACTTGGCATTCA